TTCTGCCGCTTGTTCTTCAAGCGACTGCCCCGGAAGTATATCACGGGGGTGGCCAGGGTGTGGTCCTTCAGGCTTTGCCAAAACACTACCAGCGGTGGTTAAACCTTTTAAATGGAAAGTACTAATAAGAAAATCGTTTTTGGAAATTTTGAAACAGCAGTTGGACTAGGTAGCGCGGAAGGGGATAACGAAGAGCCCCTAATGAAGCCTATTCATACAGTCAGATCAAAACAACCAGACAATCTGCTGATCAAGTATTGTCTTGATTCGAGTTCAGCCAAGCGTTCGAATTCTCCAAAGAGTAAATTGGAGGAGGAGATAGCTGAAGCTGTATCATCGGACTTAGATTTAACTATTCGATCAGACAGTGGTTCTTGGAAAAGTACTCCCATTTCTGAAGCATCATTTGAGGTAGCAGATGGTGGACGGCGGACCCGTGGATTGCAGGCGTGCTCCACGGAGGTACTGTTAAAATTACTACAAAGCGGAATTGTCGGACAGGGAAGTGTTCGGAATGACGTGATTGCAAGGACGAGTTCACGGACCAGAGCAATGTAGCCGCGCTGAGGGGCTATAGAGTCAGACAGCGAGGCGTACGGGCGGGCCGATTGGTTCGGGCGTCGCGTGAGTTGAAGTGTGTCCCTGAAGATTTCAGTGAAAGTATGTTATATTGGGCTCGAGAGGTGATGTACATGAGAGGCAGAAATGCTAGTGATTACAAGTGGTTGCAACAACAATATGGCAACGCAATACAATCTGCATGGCGTGAATACTGGGTGAATGATCGCAAAGTGAATAGTGATCAGATCCCGGGATTCACTAATGCCATGAAGTACAAATTGCTACGCCAGTTGGTGCAAGAACTCAATGATTGCGATAATCTTGTGGATGATATCACCATTCATTATGAAGCACTTTGGGAGCATCATCAAGCTGGGAACTTCAACACGGAAAACTCGAATTTAGGTTTCTTTGGCAGGGTCCGTCAATCTATTGCAGATAGACTAGTTACCACTGCCACCCGGGTGGGTCTTTGGAAGACCACCTGGCATCTCCCACAGGTTTAGGGCCGCTTGTTGCACGTACCTGCCTATTGTCCCTTAGACGAAGAGCGCACAATTAATTTATGTATGCAGCTCGGAGTCACGGGTAGGGTAGAGTGTAATAAGCGTGGGGGTAGAAGGAATTATATGGTGATGGTTGAGACGTCTGTGGGACACAATGACGTCTTTGGGTTTTGTGTGTGTGACAGGAATTTGGTTTGGAGCTTGGCGAAAAGGTTTATGGAGAAGGCAGAGGATGCTACTTCAAGACAAGGCTTGTTCAAACGGAGATTTCCTGAGTCACACAGGTTATTGTGGGATCGGGCAACGCTATTGTCGGAAAAGATTGGGAGGGGATTCAGGGGAATCACTCCCATGAGTGAAGTTGATGTTCTTAAATCTTGTACTGCTAGACAACGACCAAATTATTTGAAAGGTTTTGAAAAAGGTAGGGAATTTTCTGCTAGTTGGGGAGTTATTGACCCGTTTATCAAATGGGAAAAATATTCTTATTACGACAAACCAGATCGAATTCCTAGACCAATTCAGCCTAGGTCTTTAATGTATCGTGCTCGTCTTGCTCAGTATATGAAACCAATGGAACATGCCATGCTTCACATGGTGTTGCCCGGGTGTCATTATCCATTTTTAGCAAAAGGCAAAAGCTCTTTGAGATTAGCCAGTATGTTTTTGGAAATGGCATCCCGGTTCCGCAACCCGGTAGTACTCGCTTTGGATCAGTCGGCGTTCGACGGACATATTAGTACGTGCTTGAAAAAACTAGAAAACAGAGCCTTTAGACAGATGCAAGTCAAGGACCAACTGTTA